AATCCTGGCCACCGCTGCGCTGCCGGGCGTCAAGAGCGTCGTGCCGGCCGGCTACGAACCCGAGATTTCTGGCTCCGGCGACAAGCCCATCGTCGTCGGCCGCCAGCGCTTCCAGATCACCTACTTCACGTCGCAGGACGACCCGTCCGTGGCGCTCTGATCCTCCCACCGGAGACCTCACCATGGCCATCCAATCCGACATCGGCGTCCTGCTGTCCATCCGCCGTGAAACGACCTACGGCACGATCGCGACCAACGACAGCACGGCCAAGGTCATCCCCCATGTCTCGCACAGCCTGGCGCTGAGCAAGACCGCGATCACGAGCCAGGAAAAGCGCGCCAGCTTCCAGCGCTCGACCATGCGCCACGGCAACCGGGCGGTGGGCGGCGACCTGGCGCTGCAGCTCCAGTGCGGCACCTACAAAGAGCTGATGGAAAGCGCCGTGCGGCGCGACTTCACCGCGGTGACCAACATCGCGCTGAGCAACGTCACGGCCACGGTCGCGGCGCCGCAGTTCGTTCGCGCCGCGGGCAGCTGGATCACCGATGGCCTGTGCGTCGGCATGACCATTCGCATGACCGGTTGGACAACCACCGGCACCAACAACAACAGCCGCAACTACACGATCATCGCGCTGACCGCGACCGGCATCACCGTCGCGGAGCCCGTCGCGGCCAAGGCCTCCGGCGACGCGCTGACCATCAGCATCCCCGGTCGCGTGACGTTCATGCCCGTGACCGGCCACACCCAGACCAGCTACACGGTCGAGGAGTGGAACCCGGACGTGCCGCGGTCCAACCGCTTCCTGGGCGCGCGCGTCAACACCATGGCGATCGAGCTGCCGCCCAACGACCGCGCCACGCTGACCTTCGGCTTCACCGGCCAGGACCGTGCCAAATCCGCGTCGCAGTACTTCACCTCGGCCAGCACGCCGGCGCTGAGCGTCATGCAGGTCGGTCACACCGGCGTGCTTGTCATCAACGGTGTCGTGTCGGGCCTGATCACGGGTCTGTCGATCAACGTCACCAACAACATGCAGACGGGCGCCGCGGTCGGCTCTGCGCTGACGCCTGGCGTGTTCCACGGTGCGATGGAGGTGACCGGGCAGTTCCAGTGCTACTTCAGCGACGCCACGTTCGACGACATCTTCGACGACGAGACCGAGATCTCGCTGATCGTGCGTGCGACGGACGACACGACCATCGGCGGCAACTTCATCCAGCTGTGCCTGCCGCGCATCAAGCTGTCCGGGGGCTCGTTCAGCACGCAGAACGAAAGCCGCATGCAGTCCTTCGACTTCACGGCGCTCGAGCACGCGGGCACCAACGGCAACCGCGCCACGACGCTGCACATCCAGGACAGCACCGTCACCTCCTGATCGGGCCCAAGCAGACCATGTTTGACCTCAAGAACCACCCGTCCGTGGCCGACGCCAGCGAGGCTGGCCACAGCTTCGAGCCGGTGTTCCCAGACGGCAAGCCCATCGGCGCCACGATCACCGTGCGTGGCCCGGAATCCAAGGCCGTGCGGGCGGTGCTGCGTGCGCAGCTGGCGCGCGCCCAGCAGCGCGAGATGGCCGCGCGCAAGGCCGGCCGCGATGGCCCGGATGCGCCCAGCCTCGACGAGCTGACCGCCGACACGCTGGAGCTGGCCGTGGCGCACACCATCGGCTGGGTCGGCTTCGCCGACGGCGGCGTCGAGATGCCTGCCAACGACGCCAACGTGCGCGCCGTATACACGCAGCACAAGTGGCTGCGCGGCCAGGTCCTGCGCGAGGGTCAAGAGCTGGGAAACTTCGTGCGGAGCAGCTCGCCGAGCTGCTCGATCACGCCCGCGCCGAGTTCCGGCTCGACCTGACGCGTGAGGGCTCGTGCACACTGCGCGCCCACCTGCAGCAGGTCCAGGCCGCAAGCGGCCGGCGCCCTGCGGATCTGGACACACCCGCCGCGCCGCAGGCGCTGCTGTACCTGATCGCCGCCTTCGGCGACATCGCGCGCGGCCGGCCGCCGGGCTTCTCGGGCCCGGGCGCCATCTCCTGGGGCGAGATCGAGTCCTGGTGCCGGCTGAACCAGACGCCGCTCGAGCCCTGGGAGGTCCGCGCGATCCGGGCGCTCGACGTCGTCTGGCTGGACGTTTGGTCGGCGGCCAACGCGACCACGCCACGGTCCACAAACCCCAAGCGTTGAAGGGATCCGGAGCATGACCTTCAACGTCGAGACCCGCTTCACGGCCACGGGCGTCGAGACCGCCAAGCGCCAGGTCGACGAGTACGGCCGGTCGTTGCTGGGCGCGCAGGACGCCGCGGACCGCATGTCGATGGCCATGACCGGCGCCTTGTCGCGCGTGGGCCTTTTCGGCGGCGGCATCCTGCTCGGCCTGCCGGCGCTGTCGGGCTTGATCACGCAGGCCATCGGCGCGGCCGATGCCGTGACCACGCTGCGCAACCGGCTTGAGCTGGCCACCGGCAGCAATGCCCGCGCGGTGCAGGTGTTCGACGACCTGTACGCCGTGGCGCAGCGCTCGCGCACCAGCTTCACCGAGCTGGGCAGCGTCTACGCCACCATGGCCCGGGCCGGCTACGCCAACATCACCGTCGTGCAGGCCATCGGCAATGCCATGGCGGTGGGTGGCGGCAGTGCGGAAGGCATGCGCGCGGCGCTCGTGCAGCTCGGCCAGGGCATGGCGTCCGGCGCACTGCGCGGCGAGGAGCTGAACAGCATCATGGAGCAGGCGCCGCGCCTGGCCCAGGCGCTGGCCGACGGCCTGGGCGTGCCCATCGGGTCACTGCGGCGGCTGGGCGAGCAGGGCGAGCTGACGGCGCAGAAGGTCGTCGACGCGCTGACCAAGTCCGCGCCCAAACTGGCTGAGGAGGTGGCGCGGTCCACTGCCACGGTGTCGCAGGGCTTCACCGTGCTGGGCAACGCGACCACGCGTTTCATCGCGGACGCCGACAAGGCCACCGGTTTCACCCGAGCGCTTTCGCAGGCCGTGATCGGCCTGGCCGGAGGGATTGACGGGCTTGGCAACATCATCCGCAACAACGAAGAGGCGTTCTCGCTCTTTGCGACTGGGGCTCTGGGTGTCGGGGCGGCCGTTGGCGTCCTTGCCGTCGGCAAGGCCGTGGCGATGCTGTCGGGCACGGTGGTGGCCCTTGGCACAGCGCTGGCGGCCAGCCCTGCGGTGCTGGCGCTCTTGGGCATCGGCGCGGTCGGTGGCGGGGCTGTGGCGCTGGGCCGTGCTTACGCGCGGACGGAGGATGGCATCGCTTCGGCGATCCGGTCACTTGAGCAACAGAACGCCGGCTCGGCTGAAGCGCTGCGGCGCGCTGAAGATGGCGGCCGGACTGCCGGCGCGGCAACGATCCGGGCCACGATGCAGCAACGGATCGACCAGATCCGCGAGCTGCGCGCGGAGATGGCGCTGCTGTCCGGGCAGGGGCTGGACAGCCGGGCCGAAGATGCGCGCTTCCAGGCCCTGCGCGAGCAGTTCGACCAGCAGGAGAAGGCCCGCGCGCGCGTGGCCGAGATCACGCGCCAGCTCAATGGCGGTGACCAGAAGTACACCAAGACCGTCGGCGAGCTGTCCCAGCTGCTGGCCGCTGGCGCGCTGACCTATCAGGAGTACGTCGCCCTGGTGGGCAAGGCCCACGAGGCGACCGGAGCCCTGGGCAAGGCCGAGAAGGACCGGCTGGCCACCGCCAAGCGGCAGCAGGAGCAGGCCGATGCCGAGACCAAGCAGCTCAAGGACCTGGTCGAGTGGCGCTACGAGCAGGCCAAGGCGCAGCAGGCCCAACTGCGTCGCTACGAGGAAGCCGAGCTGGCCATCGACGCGTCCTTGAAGAAGGGCGACGAGCAGGTGGCCAGCATCCGTGAGGAGACCCGGCTGCTCACGCTCAACAACGTCGAGCGCGAAACCGCGGTCGCGCTTCGCCAGCTCGAGGCCGCCGGCATCGCCAAGGGCACCTACGCCTACGAGGAATACTCCAAGCGCATCCGCGAGGCCATCGTCGACCGGGAAAGCGTGCGCGAGAGCGTCGAGCGCGTGCGCGACATCGGCGCGCAGTGGAAGCGCATGTCCGACGAGATCGGCCAGGCCCTGACCGACGCGCTGTTCCGGGCC